TCCTTTCCCTTTGCGGTAATCCCTGCCGCCGCCAATGCCCCGGCTACTCCCTCCACGGCCTCCACGCCTTTCTTGCCACTGTTCTCCGCCTCCTCGGTCGCCTTTGCCGTGGCCTTTGAAAGTTCCTCGCTTGCGGTGCTGGCTTTTCCATTCGCCTCCGCAAGGTTCTCCGCTGCGTGTCCGGCCCGTTCCGCTGCCGCCTCAAGCTCTGTTAGGTCGGTAGTCCCGGAAGCCATAACTGCGTCGTATGCCTCCATAGCTGCCGCCGCTTCGTCCTGCGCCCTTGTTAGCTCGCTCATGGCCTCCGCCGCCTCGGTACTGGCTTTCGCCAGTTCCGCCTTGCTTTCCGCCGAAACATCATCATTCCGGGACATTTCTGCTGCCGCCTGCGCTGCCTCCTCAAGCGTCCTCGAAAGCTCCTCCTCAATGCTGGCCGTGGCCTCTATACTTTTGCTCAAGCTGCTGGCCGACTGGTCGCACAGCTCAAACATTCGTTCCTGCTCCTCCAATGCTGCCGCAGACTTCAATCCCATTTCCACCAATTCCTCGGTAGAATAGACAGCCTCAAGTGCGCTCTTATCGTAGTTCCCAACAGCCTCCGTCCAGTAGTCCGTCTGTGCCACGGCCTCCGCCGCTGCGTCACCGTAGCCTCCCAAAGTATCTGCCAGTGTATCAGCAGAGGAGGAGGCACTGCTGGCCGCACCTTGCAGGCTGTCTATGGAAGTCGCCACGCCGTCCACGGTAGACGTTGCCGCCGCCACTGCTCCGGCTATACCGTCAAATGCAGCGTTCGTTGCTTCCCCGGCTGCCTCCCACTGCTCAATCATGCTCTGTCCGCTCTCGGCCATGCTGTCGAGCTTGTCGCTCATTTCATCAACCAGCCGAAATTTCGCCAATAGGTCAGCCACAATTACCGCCTCCTCTCTATGATAGTGTCATGTCTAACCGGGTTTTTGTCCTCCTCGACTTCCGAGGCTATGTATAAGAGCTGCAAGCGTCGTGGCATAGCATAAAAATCTTCCATTCGGAGGTTATGCCTCTGCCAAAGAACGTGCGCCCAATAGCCGTCGCCGCCGGGAGTGCTTACGAGTTTTTTGCTGCTTCCAAATCCTCCTCGTCATTTACCGGGGCCGTAATCCCCAACGCCTGCAGCACAATCCTCATAACGTGCTGGTACTCGTCCGTCTTAGGGAATACCTTGAGCGGCATTTCTGTGATGTCAACACAGCCGTAATATTCCATAAGCTCCTTGTCCTTGAGGTTCGGGTACTGCAAAGCCTCCACAATAATATGCCGGGTCGCCCTCGCTGCGTCGTTCTCGGTTTTCCAAACCACCTCGCCATTGGCGATAAGCGCACTTCCTTTCTTATCCGTTGCCATAGTGCGCTTCTTGTAGGCGTTATTGATTTTGGTGATCTCCTCCTGCGTCAGCACTTTGATTTCAAACTGGATAACCTCGCCTTTTTCGTCCTTGATGGTGTCCGGGCCGGGTGCGGTTACGATCTCTGCCTCTTTGCTGCGCATAAAATATTTCAAATCTTTCTTAATCTCTGCCATGATGATTTTCTCCTTTACATGAAAGTGATAGCCCCTCCTGCGGCGGAGAGGCTACCCTGCGTCTTATAAAATGTCTTTTGCATTGAACGAAATACTGTCCTCGACTACCTCTCCGCCACTGTCGAGCATGGTGAGCGGTAAATCCCCGGTGAGGACGCAGCCCACACAGGTTACGGTATTCGTGCCGTAAACCTTGTAATAGTCGCTGTTCTTGTCCTCCATAATGCCCTGTATCGTCATTTCCGGGGTTTCGTGGCTGTTCTTGTAGTATGCAATCTTCTCCTCAAGCCACTTCGAGGAGCGGCGGCGAGTGATCGTACCAGTGATTGCATAGCCCAGCCAACGGCTGCTCGGCGTAAGCTCTCCGAGCTGCCTGCCCGTCCAAACGTCCGGCGTGAATTTGATTTCGCACTTGATACTGTCCGCAATCTCCACACCGTCCAAAAAGACGTGTCCCTCTCGCAGGGAAATGGGTGCATGATTGTACTCCATATGTTATATTCCTCCTCTCTCTTATCTCGTGGTAATCGTGAAGTAGAGCTTTTCTGCGCTGTCTACCGCCTGCAGTCCAATATTGAAATAAGTTTCGTCGTCCACACTGGCCTCCCGGTCAACAAGGAAATCCTCGTCGTAGGAAACATTGGTGATCGCTCCTGTGTCCTCGAACTGCCGCAGAATGGTCTTTCCAATACCCTCCATAATCTCCCAGCCGTCGGAGCTGTTGTCGAATTTGTTGGGAGGGAAATTGAGCTGTACCGCCTCCTGGAATGTATCGAACACACGGATAATGCGGTTCTTGCGGTAGCTCTTATCCTTTTTGTCCTTAAAGGAAATAAGGCTGTTAATGTCGTACTCTACCACGATTTCCTTATCGTCGTTGACGGAGAAGAAAAACTCTCCGGCCCTGATCGCTGCGATTGCCTCCTCGTTGCTCTTGAGGCCTACCACCTCCGTCGCCCCGGCATACTGGTTATAGGTAAGGCTCTGCTTGTTGGTCGCTCCGGCTGTCGCCCCGGCTACCCATGCGCATACCTCCGCCATACTCAACACGTTCCCGTTGAGAGCCACGCTGTTTGTCACATTGATAACTCCCTCATAGTCCATGTTTCCGGCGTTCGGTATAACAACCTGTACGCCCCGGCCCATGCTGTCACGCATATACCGTACTTTCGTGAGAGCTGCCTGCTTGACGTTTGCGGCCTCCTCTCCGTCGAACGGGAAAGCAACCGTATTGAACTTCACATTCTCCCATGCGTCGATAAAGTCCGTAATATCCATATTGGCGGCCTCCTCGTCGCTGCCTCCGGCGAGGTTCTGGCCTGCAGTTTCTCCGAGGCTGCCCTTGCCCGAAAAAGCGATATACGGATTTTCCAGCGCAATAAGCTCCTCGACGGTTTCCAGTCCCTCATACTGCGTGACCTTGCTACCGTCAAGGTGGATAATCACGTCGTACCCTCCGAGCGGATTAGCGTCCACGGTAACAGTGAATGCATTCCCCCGGCTGCCT